GGCATGGCAGAGAGGTTTGCGTTTGTGGTAGTGTGGGGAACCGACAGTCTTGAAGGTGTTTGTGAGGAGCTGGGGATAACCGTCGAGGAAGCCGAAAGGTACGAAACCATAGCTCTTCCGCTCGAAGCCGAAAAAGGAGTGACAATCTACAAGAACTACGATGGGCTTCTCGACGAACAAGACAAGAAAGACATCTTCTCAGACCTTCAGGGATATCTCGAACTCGACGAAATTCATTCAGTTAGAAATGCTTGCGTCAGAAGGGGATTGCTGAACGAGCCGACTTTGAAAGAGAAAATCCTCGACGCATGGTACGAGCAGGACTTCAGCAAGACGGCAGACGAACTTCTCGTGGCTGCCGATGTGTGGAAGAATGGCTCGATTGATGGATGCCTAGTGTGGGATACCGAAACAGAGAAACTGGCAGTGGTAAAAGAGTCAGCTTCGACCCACACACCATCTTACGTTTATCTCTTCCGCCTTTCGGGGAACGACAGACCGGATGCGGACGAAGAGTCGTTGTTCTTCGACCTGAAAGACCTTGACATCGAGGACGTTCTCGCGGAAGTCTGAATCTTCTTCGGAGGGAGTCGGAAGGCTCCTTCCCGAGAGGCTTTAGAAGCCAAAAGGAGGGGTAAAGATGTCAACGAGAGAATTTGTTCAGAAGAAACTGTTTCAGAAAATTGAGGAAGAGAGAAGAAACTGGGACAACAACGAACTTGAACCGGCCATCGTGGCGGTGCTTGACAGGGAAGACAACTGGGTACTGGCCTATGAACTAATCCCCGAAACATGGCTGGACGAGAACAGGGAAGAAATCGAAGGCTACGTTGATACCTACGGCGATGCAGACAGTTTCGACAGATGGGCAGTTATTCTCTGGCTGTTCTCGGAGTTCGGCGAAGAGTACGACGCTTAATCGGTTTCAGAATTATCGGGCGGCTTCGGTCGCCCTTTTATTTTCTTCTGGTAGTATTCTTTGTAATAGTCAGGATTCTTTCCTTCAAGATCATTCTATCACCTCGTTTTCATATTGTGTACAAGTTCACGAAATGAAACCTTTACTAACCTCGATTTGGAAATCGTTCACGAATGGTGTAGTATATAAGTACACAGGTAGTGAACAATCGCGAGAGGAGGATACGAAGTGTGTAATTTGAAAAAGCTCCGAGAAAAGAAAGGCATAACTGTGCGAAAACTTGGAAACGACTTGGGGATGTCTCCCTCTGCGCTTAGCAATTATGAGCAAGGGATCAGAACCCCTCGCTTTTCAACGGCCAACAAAATTGCCGAATACTTCAATTTGCCAATCGAAGAGATTTTCCCAGCTTATCAAAGAACTGCCCCCTACCCCAAACATACAACAACTTCAAAGAATTAGACCAAAGGAGGTGCGGAATGAGCACAGTATCTTTGAAGATCTCAATGATGAGAAATATTGTCTGATCTTCCTTAAGTTGTGCGAATGGATGACCGTTCGCACAACTCAGAGAAGAGCGGCACCTGGTCTTTGACAACTGAATAGCAAGGCAAACGGCCCCGGACCAACCGGGGAACCGTGAAACGGCTCGTTCCTTTCATCAAGAAGCGTTCGACCCGATACCCCTCTTTTCAACAAACCTCCTTGTAATGGACTCGATGAAAGAATTAAGCCGGTAGCCTGGATAACTGCCGGCCTTTTTCATGAAGGGAACGAGCTTATCAGGCCTTAATACACCCCATATAAAGGCAAACCCTTGCGTTGCCGCCGGTGGCTTGAGACCCCGCCGGCGCTTGAAAACTAGAAAGGAAGATAAAGTACCAAATTTATGAAAGGAGGTTCAATCCTCTATTGAAATGGGGCGTCGGGATGTGCCCGGCGCTCATTTTTCCAGAGGAAAACAACATGAGCGATATCAGAAGAAAACAGGAACTTATCGAAGAGATGGAAGAGATCTCCGGACACATAGAGGAGACGGAAGACGAGAGAGAAAGAGGCATGTACACGGAACTAATGAACGAGAAAGCGATCGAGCTGGAAGATCTCGAAAGAGAGATCTCCTGGCTTGTTGGGAGGTACGCATGAAAAGCCTCTACGAAAGAATTGACAAGACAGCGGCTGCGAAGTGGTTCCTCGAATGGATCGAAAGAGAAGCGAAGTTAGCTCCGGAAAGGAGGGATGCGAATGCCGGAACTGATAATGAAGAAGGTGCCGATCGTGAGGCTGATCCACGCGGAATGCGACCAGATCGCCCTCAGCCTAAAGATAAGAGAGACGCTGTCAAGGTATGAGGAGCTGGAGAGACTCGAAGACGGAATGAAGGAGTATATCGCCGACAGGATCATCGAGGCTACCGGTTACTGGAAACAAGTGCTGCAGAGGATTTTTGACTTCGTTACCAAGTTGGACGAGGTTCAGGATCTTCAGATCCGGAGTGTTCTCGAAGCTGCTTTCAGGATCAAGTACATATCCCGCTACGAGAACGAGATACTCAAACCGCTGGACATACGGACATCGAGAAAGAGACTACAGCTCACTCTCTGGAGTGACGCGGCATAAGGAGTGAAGAGATGAAGTTCAAAGCGGAACGGCGCACACATCAGGTAATCTGCAACGATTACCCTCTTTACGAGGGAGAGAGTTATCAGGACGCCCTGCAAGAGTGGATCAAGAGCAACGAAGAGGGACTGTCGCTTGACTGGTACTACAAGGGGAATCTTTACCGCTCCAGCAAGAGACCGGTCGCTGTTGCATGAAAAGGGCCGCTCTGCAAAGCGGCCCGGGAACTCAGATAAGTTATCAAGACAAGTATAGCACAAGAGAGGTGATGAAATGATAGACGGACTACTACCGCTTAGTTGGAGCCGAATTGACACCTTCTTGAGGTGTCCGAGACGGTTCTACATCGAAAGGGTACTCGGAGAGAAACAGCCAGAAACGCCCGCAATGCTTCTCGGCAAGGCTGTTCATGAAGCGTTGGAAACTTGGGTGAGGACCGGCGACAACGAGAAGGCTCTTGAGAAGATCGATATGATTGAAGACTACGACACGGCAAGGATGCGGTACTATTCGGGAAGAAGTCTTCTGAAAGGGTTCATACCGAGAGCCATTGAACTCAAGTTCGGATTGACTTACAATCTAAAACCTACCGACTTCTTCGCTGACGACTGCTTCTTCAGGGGGGTCGTTGATCTCGTCACCAAGACCGACTATGGCCTTGAGATTTACGACTACAAGAGCGGGTGGTCGAAACCCGATCCGAGACAAATCTTCGCATACGCAATGGCCCTTCACAGATTCGACAAGAAGATAAATAGAGCGGGATTCATTCTTCTCGCTTCTCACGAGATCATCGACTTCGAGATCGGAGAGGATGAGCTTGAGACAGCCGCGAGAGTTCTCTATAAGGTTTACAACGATCTCGATTCAAGAGAGACGGAAGATGACTTCCCGAAGAACCTGGAGGCTTGCGGATACTGCCCTTTCAGGCAGAAGTGTCTCGAAGAAGGCGATGACTTTGAGACGAAGCTCAACAATGCCTACCTCATGAACGAAGAAGCCAAAGAGATCATGGACAAGGCTAGAAAGATCGTGAAGGAGACAGGCGAACCGATCCAGATAACTGAAGATACGGCTTACGGCCCTGTCGAGACGATGAAGCTGAAGGTAGTCGGGAAAAAGGAAGAGAGAGTCGAAAACGAAAAGATCTTTATGAAGTGGTTGCTTGAGAACCATCCGGAATATCTCAACATCTCTCCGTCAACTCCCGAAGATCTTGAGCTGCCACCAGAAATTAAGGCTCTCGTTCAATGGAAACCTTCGATAACAGTGAAGATGACTGAACATAAGAAAGCGTTGGTAAAGGAGGCTTAGTATGAAGGAGAAGGAAGTAATAAAGATGCCGGAAGGCTTGTTCAATCAGGCCAAACCGCAGTCTGGCAACGGAGAGGCTAAGACCGAAAAGAAGGAAAAGGTTCAGGAGAATCCGGCTCAGAAACCAAAAGAAGCCAAGGAAGCGGAGACCAGCATAGATTCATTCATCAAGTCGCTTGAACTCGCTTACGATGAAACTCTCGTAAACAATGCTCTGGAACACATTCACGTTAAGCTGGCGGCTGGCGAAGAAGTAACCCTTGGCCAGTATGAAAACCTTATCATGTACAAAGTTATTCAGTATATAAAGCTCGGAGTCGGTTGGAAGGTCACGCAGATGATGAGGGATCAGGACAAAGACAAGAAAGTCGATCCAACCGCTCTCAAGTGGATTCTGAAAGAGATGGCCGAGAAAGAGCTTATGTATGGGTTGAAGCCGATCGAACACGTTATACCTTTGGACAAAAACGTGTATGTCGGCATCAATGGCAGGAAGTTCTTCGCAAGAAACACAGGCCAGACATATTCGGTAGAGTATCAGATCAAGAAGGATGGCAACGAAGACAATGTTTGGGATGTCGATTGTGTCCTGAAAGTTACCGATCAAGATGGACTTGACAGCGTCTTTGTCGGCCAAGGTCACGCCAGCCCTTCAAATGTCTATCGAAAGGATTGGATTAAGGACATGGCCTACAAGAGGTCTCTTGCGGATGCTCTTGAATCTGCGTTCCCAATCGGAGCGAGCTACGAAAAGGCTCCAATGATTCAGGACTTCGAAGAAGCAAGATCTCTCCAGAATAATTCAAAGCCTGAATTGGTTGCAAGCGCCGATAACCTATAATCCGCTTCGCTCCGCTCCTGGTTCGCCGGGGGCGGCTTTTTCGTAAGGGGTGATTGATGTGCACAAAACAAGGACGAAACGGCCTGATCTGAGAACGAACAGGCTCACTCAAGAAACGCCTTGGGAAATTTATGAATGGAGAAAGCAAGTGATCATAGCTACCTCGAACAACATAGAACAAGATCTCAAGAAACTGGCAGAAGAACTCGGCTTGTGAGGTGAGTGTATGAACATATGGGATCTTGAGGGAAGATTCTGGAGGGAACACGAAAGGGCTGCTTTCAATAAAGGCGCATTCTATTTGTACTTTCGGTTGATCCACGAAGCAAATAAAGCCTTTTGGAAGAGTCCAATAGTGGTCTCCTGGAACTACCTTCAGAAGACGCTAGGAATATCATCAGATACTCTCGGGCGCGCGATAAGTGATCTCAAGTCCAGAAATTTGATCACCTATAAGAAAGCAAACAAGACTTCTTCTTTCTGGTTTCCGGAAGAAAATAAGTTGGATAATCAAACCGATTATCACTTGGATAATCAAAGTGATGTACTGGGAAATTCTGAAATATCTTCTAATCACTTTGATAATCAAAGCCCAAATCAAAGTGGAAATCAAAGTGATGATCAAAGTGATCGCCTTCCAAAACCCGACAATCCAAGCGAATCTGAAGGGCCTCTAAGACTTAAAGACTTTAAGATCTTAAAACAAGATCTTAAAGAGCATGCTCCTTCAGAAAAAGACGGAAAACCCAACTACATTCAACTAATCGAAAAAGCCTTGCAGGATCAAGTGAAAGAACCTCACAGGATCATTCCTGTCATCATAGCTCAAAGAGATCCTTCAGACTATCCGTTTCTTCTGTGGCTAATCAAGACAACAGATCTCTCGAAAGTGAAAAAACCTGTCGCTTATTTCAACAGCTTCTTCATGGATGACCAGCAAAGCTTTGAGAAGAGAACTCAATTTCAGGAGATGCAGGGAATACTTCAAAAAGCCAGAGCAGCAAAGGCCGCCCGGGAATTTGAGAAGGTGATTGCGGATGCACATTGAAGACGCGACAATACTGGCTTCTCTCATTCTGTCTCCCGAAGCGAGATATACTTTCCCGCTCATAGATCCGAAATTGCTGAGAGACGACGATGCTCGCCAGGCATGGCTATGCCTGAAAAATCATCTGGATGTTTCTCCCGAAGAGCTTCTAGCGTTTCTCGCGAGAGAGACTGACCTGAAGGACTACAAGTGGATGGACCACGGAATATTCCAAGATCACATGGCCGCCCGCGTCGTGAAGGACTATTACCAGGAGACACTTCGGGTCAAGCTGGCGAATACGCTCAGTGGCCTCGCGAAGAAAGTCGCCGATAGGGAGATGACGATCCAAGAAGCTCTCGATTCCGCATGGTCTTTTCAGGAGAAGCTGGTAACCGAATCGGAGGCAAAGGACCTCGAGAGGGTCGCAAACGAAACCTGGGATGTTCTGGAACTCGTGTGGTCCGGAGAAAGGAAGGCTCTCGACTGGCCGTGGTTGAATGTCGAAGAGCTTGCGAACGGACTATGGGGAGGCGAACTCGTCATCGTTGCCGGGAGACCCTCGATGGGGAAGTCGGCATTTATGATGAACGCTGGCCTGAAGTGGGCCGAAAAAGGGCGGAAGGTCTGCCTCATATCTATCGAAATGAAGGCTATGGAACTTCTTCTGAGAATGAGCGAAAGAGAGTTTGACTTCTCACTCTCCAGGAACGTCAAGTCTTTCGCGGGAGATAACCAAAGCGGTAACAGAGCGAAGCTCCAGAAGACTTTTTCGAGGATCATGAGGCTCCCGATGTGCATTGTGGATTCAGGGAAAAACAACATTCATGAAGTGATTACGACCATAAGGAACCTAAGAGTCACGAAAGGAATCGAGGTCTTTGTTGTCGATTACTTGCAGCTCATGGCAGGGAAAGCGAGAAACAGAGATCAGGAGATCGGCGAGATCACCCGGGCGTTGAAACGCGTAGCAATGGAGTTGAACGTCCCGATCATTTGCGGAGCTCAGTTAAACAGAGAGACAGAAAAGAACGAGGCTGCGATCCCTTCGCTGGCTAACCTGAGGGAATCGGGGAACATTGAGCAAGATGCGGACCTCGTGATGTTCCTCTACCGTCCCTGGTACTACGGTATGAAGAAAGAGCTTGCGAGAAAAGCCGGGAACAAGACAGATGATTCGGTTGAGATAAGAGACGAGAAGAGGCTAGACATAATCGTGGCAAAGCAAAGGAACGGTTCGACCGGCTCGATAACTCTCGAGTACGATCTGAACCGCCAGACGATCGAGGACAGGAGGTGAGAACATGAACTGCTACGACTTTCACGGAGACAGGTTGAGAGAGCTTCGCCAGGCGATGGAAATCACCCAGAGGGAACTGGCTAGCTATGTCGGGGTTTCATATGCGATGCCCAGCTTCTGGGAAGCCGGAGGTAATAACCCCTCCGGAGAAAACCTGAAGAAGATGATAGACCTCTTCGGCGTTCCCATGAGCTTCTTCACTTCCGAGTTCAGGGACGAGATCCCGCTGGCGGCGTTCAGAAGAAAAGACGCTGTGAAGAGGCTCTGCTCGGAGGCGTATGAGAGAAGGCAGATCGAAGAGAGAAAGGCCGCCGGGGAGACCACGAAAGACGAGAAACTTCTGACTGTGAGCCGGGTCCTCGGTGTTCAGGCCGAAGATATTGAGAACATCGAGAAGAGTTTCTCGGGGATCCAGAAGGCGGTTGAGTATTCGCGACTGTTGAACACTCAGATGACTAACCTCAGACAGATCCAGGATCAGATAGACAGTTATGTCTCGAAGGTTCAGGAGAAGTCTCTGGAGCTGGAAGAACTTCGGAAACGGCTCGTCGAGCTCTCGGATGAGGTGAACGGATCGGGAGATTTGGCAATACTCGTAAAGGAGGCGGGGTGATCAGATGAAGGCAAACAACACTAGCTCGCGATCGAGAATCGGAGACGCGGCGGCCTTCAGAATCTTCCGGGAATACAGGAGAAATTCGGAGGGGAAGCTAGAGCTCACGGATGTTTCCAAAGAAGAAATATATTATCTCGGGGTTGTCTCCACTGTGAGCGTCAAAGGAAAAGCTCTTTCAATCCGCTTCAAAGATGACTTCTACTCTGACCAGGGAGGCTTCAACTATTTCGTTGCGAAAGAGGATCTCGATTACGAGAACTTCCTGAAGGCTCTCAATTCCCAGGAGAAATACAAGAAATGGACGCTCGACGAGGTGCGCGCTTTTATAAGTCCGTTTTTGAAGTGAGGGGAGGTAAAAAAGATGACCAACACTAAAATCGAATGGGCCGATGCTACATGGAACCCAATCACAGGATGCTCGAAGATTTCTGAGGGGTGCGAGCATTGCTATGCCGAGCGGATGGTGAAGAGGTTCCCGAAAATCTACCCTAACGGCTTCAAGCCGACGTTCCACGAGAAACGTCTGGAAGAACCTCTTCACTGGAAGAAACCACGAAGAATCTTCGTCTGCTCGATGGGCGACCTCTTCCATGAAGATGTCTCTATCGAGTGGATATACAAAGTTTTCGACATCATGAGTCGTTGCCCGCAGCATACATTTCTTTTATTGACGAAAAGACCAGAGCGAGCAAAGGCCCTTACAGAAACTATGTTGCACTTATACTATCCAGAATTAAAATACCCACTTACGTCGTTTCTTTTCCCTAATGTGTGGTTAGGAGTGACTGTGGAGCATTTCAAACACACAGATAGAATCGCGCTCTTGCAGGAAACAAATTTCGCTCACAGGTTTGTTTCGCTTGAGCCGCTATTGTCAATTATACACATCGGAATCTATCTCTTTATATCTCATTATGACGGTAGACCAATCGAATGGGTAATAGTCGGCGGCGAAACTGGACCAGGCGCAAGAAAGATGAAACCAGAATGGGTTAGAGATATTCGTGATGATTGCATCAAGTACAAAGTACCGTTCTTCTTCAAGAAGTGGGGCGGCGGAAACAAAAGCAGACTGCTTGACGGTAGAGAATGGAACGAGTTTCCGAAAGAACTAAAGGAGAGTGGAGAATGAAACTAAAAGACGAATGGGCAGAAGAAATTGAACTAAAAGGTTGGATAAGGAAAGGAACTATATTCAAGATTAGAGACAAGAGAGTAATACTTTCAGTACAAGCAAGCTATACTCACCATTCAACACCACAAATAAGCGGTTTACCACTAGAAGACTATTCTGAAGTAGAAATCGCGATTTTAAATGACAAATATATGAAAGATTGTTCTGAACCTTATTTCTATCTTCCAAGCGAGATTGGAGTTCAAGGTTATGACAATTATTTCAGTTTTGGCAAAATCGGGCCATATGTACCACTAAGAGTAGTAGAAAAACTAGCCGATGAATTAGAAAGGCACGGAAAAATAGTTAAGGAGAGTGAAGAATGATAGGAATACTGATTTTTGCAGCAGTTTTGTTAGGCGGATCTTTGGCAGCGGTAATAGCTTTTAAGATATTCAAGCGCGTTGTCAGACTAGAAAACGAGAAATATGGTAAGCCTTATATCGTTGGTTATTCTTTGATTGGCGAGAAGCTAGGTGAACAGCAGTATATGAAATTCGGTGGTGTAGTCTTGAGAGCAGCAAATCCGGACGACGCGCGAGAAAAAGCTGTGGCCAGACTTTTTAAGAGAGCTTATCTGAAGTCGCAAATTGTAATTGATAGAGTCACCGAACAGGACGGGGATAGAGTCGAAAGATACTGGAGCTTGGGTAGCGAAGTAAGAGCGCTGGATTTGGGAGAGTGAATAAAAGGGAGGTGCAAGAATGAACGATCAAGAAATTCGGGATCTGTCTGAAACTCTGGAGTTTTATGAAAATCTGTCGGCAAACCAGAACCGCACTAAGGACGAGCAAGACAATCTCGACATGGCCGAATATATCCTATTAAAGTCGGTGAAGCCCCTCCTGGAAGAGGCCAAGAAGTTAAGGTTTGCCAGATGCAAGAACTGTAAATGGTTTAGCAGAGAGCCGATAGAAGCGAAATGGCCACACAAAGGTTCCGGTATAACTGCTATCCAACGCGAAAAGAAGCTACTCGACAAAGGCTTCGGAAGTTGTATGAATGACAAGATGGAAGAACAGGCTTTCCACTACGACGACGAACTGGTCGGTTTTGAACAGCCGGGCTATCCCGAAAAGGTCGATTACACAGGAATGATGATCGATTGCAGTACTGATGAGTGGGGGTTCATGTTACACGAAACATTTGGATGCGTGAACTTCGAGAAGAGAGAGGCAGAAAATGAAGAACGTTGACAAGTTTCTAAACAGGCAGAAAGAAAAGATAACCTCTTCTGAAAGGCTTGAGAAGAAGATGATAAAGCGCATGATGAACGACGCGAGAAAAGCCGAGGGCTCTCGAAAACGAATAAAGGAAGGTGGATAGATGAAGCAACACTGGTTTGAATGTGTTTTTCAGTCAAGACTCGCGGGCTTCGCCAGGCTGGTCTTGGAAGTACAAGGGTTAAACGAAGGAGACGCCTCAGATAGAGCGCAGTCTCTTCTAGGACCACATTGGGCCTTTGTATCCAGCCGGCAAATCACAAGCTTGAAGACCGTGGAGGTGGATTAGAGTGTTCATCCCCGTAGAAGCCAGAGTGGAAATAGAACACGTGGTCAATAGCAGGTTTATCAGAGAAATGTATGTTGAGTTTGATGGAGACGCCCCGCTGGAATGGGCCATAGTTGCGATTATTGAAAATAGAGAGAGGGTAGTCTTGGAATCACATGAAGATGAAGACTGGATAAGGGGAGCTTTTCGTGAACTGCTTGAAAAACTGAATTGGGAGGTGGATCGCTAGTGCCTTTCTTCAGATTCGAGCTCGAGAGACTAGACAAGCTTGGAGAGAGTTTCTCCACTACCGTTGAAGAAGACAAACCGTGGCCGGCCGCGGAAAAAGCGAAGAGAGAAGCGGGAAAGAGAATGCCCGGCAGCAGGTGGAGAGTAAAGAGCTGGAAAAGATTGACAAAGGAGGTCCCGAATGGTTAGAAGGAAATGCCCTGTCTGTGGGAACTACTCTTTCAGCAGCGTCTCTCAGGAAGAGTGGAACTGTCTGACATGCGGGTGTCTGCTTACGCCGGATATGAATGAGGAGGTGACGAGATGAAACAGCTTGCATTGACGGGAATAACCGTCAGAGACGAGTTTGAAAACGAAATGCCCTATAAAGCAACAGTAAAGGCGACCATCGCTCACGGGAAGGGTTCAAGCAAACAGACCACCAACAGCGCAACCACTCTATTGATCTCTCCGAACCGCATTGATGAGTTTGTGAGCGAATTCAACGAGCTAGTTCAGAAGTTCTCCAGGAAGGCCATGCACGAAGATGGCCTGGTTGAGTGAGGGAAATGGAACCAATTAACCTGGCGGTCTTTCGTAAGTTTCTTTCCGAATCTGGTCTGACATACAAAGAACTCGCGAAACATGAGATTCATAAGAAGCAGATCGCAGCGATCCTCGAAGGCAGGACAAAGAAGATCCCTTACAGACAGGCCGTAAAATTTTCGAGAGTCTTCGGGGTCCCTTACAGCGATCTGTTCCCCGACACCCGGAAGATCGAGAGGATTATAAGAGCGTTTGCGGAGGTGGAGTAGTGTGAACTATATCGTGATATTGCACAAGAAGTATCGGATTCTCGATGAGAAGAAAGTACCAGTCGAAGCCCAGAGCGCAGCTGACGCGATGATGATAGCCGGAAAGGATCCCGAGAACTCGGAATACTACGTTTACGGTGTTAGGCAGGTTGAGGACGAATGAGCATATCTTTCAACAAGGTCCTACTCGTCGGCAGGTTGACAAGAGATCCTGAAACCAAGTTCGCGGCAAGCGGGACCCAGATAGCTACTTTCAGTCTTGCAGTCGATCGAGACTACCCGAAAGAGTCGGATGCGACCGACTTCATCCGTGTCGTGACATTCGGAAAGACAGCCGAGTTCGTCGGGAACTATCTCTTGAAGGGCAGGTTGATTCTGGTGGAAGGTTCTCTCCGGATAAACAAATGGGAAAGAGATGGGGAGAAGAAGCAGAATGCCGAAGTAGTCGCATCAAATATCAGGTTCCTCGAGGCGAAGGCAAAGGCCCAGGGGAACGGCGGGAGTTTCACAGGAGACTCTTCCGAAAGCGAAGACGTCGCTTTCTTCGGATCCGACAACACGGAAGATCCGGGAAGCGATGATATACCGTTCTAAGGAGGGAAAGATGAAAAAAGACATACTTCAAAAGCAAAAAGAGAAAATCGAATCCCCGGAAAGGTTAGAAAAGATCCAGTGCAAAAGGCTCCTAAGAAGCAAAAGGGAGGCCTAAAAAGGGAGAGTGAGGAATGAATCTGAGGGATTTTGAGTTATATGTGGTTCGTTGTGCCGAAAACGGCAAACTCACGGAAAACGAACACATAATGGCAGGAAGCAGAGGTCTTGCAGAGAGTGCTGAAGTGTTGTTGGATTATCTCGACGCAAATACTGACTACTTTTTTTCGGAAAATTCTCACAGCTACGATAAACAGGCACTTATAGAAAGTCTTGGAGATGTTCTGTTTAACTTTGTCTATCTATGTGAAATTCTTGGCATAAGGATAGACAGAGTTATGGAAAGTGCGGCTAGAAGGAGGGAATAATCGTGTGGATTACGATCATAATGATTGCCTGGAGCACCTTCATCCTCGGATATGCCCTCTCAGGTCTGCTCAGTTCCGGTGCACGTGAAGAACTCGAGTCTCAGAATGCACGCCTCAGAAAGGAGGTTTCGACTCTCCGCACCGAGATCGACATCATGCAGAAGGAGCTGAACTTCAGGGAGAAGATAATCAGGGGAAAATCAGCAGTCTGAGGAGGTTAACGTGAAACCAGCTGACAAAGCTAAAGCCGTCGCAATTGCGTATCCGACATATTCAATTCTCAAACGCCACGAGAAGAAACTCAAAGAGAACATAGAACGCCTCGGGAAGATGAAGGCTTCAGAACCCATCGATCAACTGTATCTTCATCTCTCTCGTATGCGCGACTTTCTGAAACTGTATGAAGAGATGGAAGAAAACAATCTGGAAGACATGAGAAGGTGAGGGCCTTGGCGGAGGCTCCCGTCTTCTCAAAGCAGGAGTGGAGCATGAAAGATTCGTTGTGGACCATCGTGTTACGAGTTGTCGAGGGAAAAATGTTAGCCCCTAAGCAGGTTCAGCAATTGTGGACCGAAAAAGAGGTAATCGAAGAATACGTTGCTTCCATGCTCTATGCCTCCTCGTCAGTAGTTTACACCGTAAAAGACAGAAGGGACCCAAACGAAAAACACTTCCTGGACGGTTGTGCCACCAGGGTCCTCGAGATTATGCACGAAGCGTACGATGCCCTGTCGGAAGACGGAGATCGACAGGCATGGCAGTGGAGGTTCGTCGAACGCATGACGCTCGAAGAAGTGGGGCAATTGATCGCCGACGCGCCGAGAGGTTGCAGGGACGCCGGAGCCTTCTGGAGGATGAAGGCCAAGAGAAAGTTAGACCATGTAGCGTTGATACTGGCCAGGAAAATGTGTAAAGGGGTTTCACCCACAACTGATGGTTTATAGAAAAACTCCACCCACGATCGCTTGCAATCTTTGTTACTTGTATGCTAAAATATGATAGTGCTAAAAAACTGAAAAGGCCCTTTCGGGCCTTTTTTTATGCTATCAAGCCGTGCGGGTTTGATTATGTGGAATTGAAGGACTACGGCTTTGGTGTTACGTAACACGCCATAACATATCATAACAAGCTGGAGGTGATGACATGCCTAGACTCACCAAGGTTGAACAATACAAACTTGAAAAAGAAGTTCTCGACTGGTCTGGCCAGGGTATGTCATCCAGGGAAATTTCTGAAAAGATAGCTGAGAAGAACCTAGTTGTATCATATGGAGCAATAGCATCCTTTCTGAAGTCTGTCAGGAAAGAGAGAGCCGAAACATCGAGGGCGATAGTCCAGGAACATATGCAGAAAACTCTCCCGGACGATCTCGAGCTGCTTGACGAGATGAACCAGGAACTGGCCGAGTGGTTCAAGGATGAATCGCTCTCGAAGAGGGAAAGGTTGAGGATATACGACAGCCTTCTCAGGGGAATAGACATGAAGCTCAAGAACTCCGGCGCCGGCGAGAACAGTACAGAAGACTTCCTGAACGCTCTGAAAGAGCGCTGGGGGATATGAAGAAAGAGACATTCCTTGCCGACATAGGTTTCGTACCTCATACCGGCGGCCAGCACGAAGCCTTCATGTCTGATGCGAGGTTCAAGATCTTGTGCAACGGAAGGCGCTGGGGAAAGTCGCTTTACGCTGCAGTAGAGGCTATCAACTATCTTTTCAGGGAGAACAGGAGAGTCTGGGTAGTGGGACCTACCTACGACCTATCCAGGAAAGTCTTCAGAGAGATCTATCGTTATGTCAGACCCAGAAGAAAGATCTGGCACCCGGACGGTCACTGTACCGACTCGAAATCCGAGATGCGGATCCTCACGAACTGGGGCACGGAAATACTCGGCAAATCTGCGGACAATCCAGACTCTCTCATAGGTGAAGGACTGGACCTGCTGATAATCGATGAAGCGGCCAGGATAAAGGAATCCATCTGGGACGAGAACCTTCGGCCTACGCTTACGGACAGGCAGGGCAAGGCGATAATCATTTCCACTCCCAAAGGACGCAACTGGTTCTACCGACTGTGGACAAGAGGGAAAGACCCTCAATTCCCTCTATACAGCTCCTGGCAGCATCCAACAGTCGATAACCCTCATATATCACCTGAAGAGATAGAAGAAGCGAGAATGACGCTTCCTGACAGAGCATTCAGGCAGGAATACCTTGCCGAGTTTCTCGAGGATACCGGTGGCGTGTTCAGAAACGTGAGGAAACTTATCAGGAAAACTTTCAGAGATCCCAAGCCAGGAGAAAGATTCTTCATAGGCGTTGATCTTGCTAAATACATGGATTTCACGGTAATTACAGTCCTTGACGAGAGAGGAGATCTCGTTTACTTTGACAGGTTCAACCACATAGACTGGAATATTCAGAAAGATAGGATCAGATACATAAGCAAGAGGTACCCGGGGAAGGTCGTGCTTGACAGCACCGGAGTAGGGGATCCGATATATGAGGAACTCAGAAGAGAAGGTCTCAATATCGAGGGTTTCAGATTCTCGTCGTCTTCAAAAGAACAGCTTATAAACAACCTATCAATGCTAATAGAACAGGGAAATCTTCACTACGAGGATATCCCCGAGCTTATTAACGAGCTCGAGATCTTCGAGTACCAGATAACACCTTCAAGGAATTTGAAAATGAGCGCTCCGGAAGGGTATCACGACGACTGCGTGATTTCCCTGGCACTTGCCGCCTGGGGCTTCCGCGGATCGTCGAAACCTGTCTTCTTCTCCAGGTCCGACAACTATTGAGGTGATATAGATGGGTATATTCAATGTGTTCAAGAAGAAAGAACAACCGAAACCGGCAGCCGGTCAAGTCGGAATAGTTGACTCCAGTTCTTCGGGATCGACGGGAGCGACGTTGAGTCCTTCCATTATCGCCGACATGCAAAAGGACGAGACCATCGCCGCGGGTCTAAGGTTCATATCGAGTTCGGTCGTATCAAAGATTGAAAGGTACTCGAACTCAGACACAGATGTCGGAAGATTTGTCAGCGACGTGATAGAAAACCTGGAGAACTCTCCGGCTTCTCTCTTCAAGAAGATGTTGGAAGACATGCTCTCGTACGGCTGGGCGGCAGCCGAGATAGTCTGGCAAAGCTCAGAGGGGAAGCTCTGGATAGAGAAAATAGTTCCTTATGCTCCGGGCCAGATGTCATTCTATCCCGAAAGCGCTCCTGAATATATCAAGCTGACCACTTCAAAGGGTGAGTTTCATATTCCTCTATCCAAGATGTTCATACTCAGAAACGGCGAAGGCCTCTACGGGGAATCGATGTTGAAAACCTGTTATCGTGCCTGGGATTTCAAAAGAAAGCTCTTCAAGATCTGGGCGACCGGTCTGGACAAGTACGCATTGCCTCTCATACACGGCAAGACTGAGAATGTTCAGATGCTGGATAACAACGGCAATCCGGTGTCTTCAGTGGAGGTCCTGAATAATCTCCTGAGCGACTTCTACTCCAAGACCGCGATCTCCACAGACAAGAACACCGAACTGACGATACTCGAAGCGAATTCGAAGAATCTTTCCGATCAGTTCAGAGCAGCGATAGAGTACGCGAACACTCTCATATACAGAAATCTCGGGCTCCCTCAACTGCTGCTGACAAACGAATACGGCGGAGCCTACGCCCTGGGAAAGGTCCATATCGACATGGTCCAGAGCTTCACGCAGTCTATGGCCGAATCTCTCATAGATTCTTTCGTGGACCAAGTAATCGCAAAGCTCATAGACTTCAATTTCGCAACTGTCGATAGTTATGGTGAATTCGCGGTTGTCCGTGAGCAGACGATGGAGGAGAGAAAGAATCTCGCGGCCTTTGTCGAAACCATAGGCCGCGCCGGAATCCTGGACAACATTTCGGATGCGGACAGGAGATGGGCCAGAGCGTTGCTCGGAATGCCTGAAGAGGAATAGCCATGAATGTCGCTTCGTTTCTCAGGATTCACAAGAGAGCCGAAAGCAGAATCCTTAGAGCATTCAGCATCCCGTCTGGCAGAGAAGCCTATGACGGGAAAAGAATAGTCATAGACCGCATGGCGATAATGAATGCCCTGGAAGCTGTCTTTCTTCTGTCGAAGGCTTTATCTATCTATGACCTCAAGCGGAGAGAGCGGAAAAGAAAGATCAAGCAATACAGTGAAGACGACCTTCTCGGAGAGATCTTGAAAGCGTTAGACTTCAGGGAATACGAGAACACAGCTAAGCGGACGGTAAGGGAGATAAGAGAAGACCCTGGCTCATATCTGAAGCCTTCTCCCTTTGTAGATGAGTTCCTGAAAGAGTACGCTTTCGCTCTTGCGAGGCCGTTCGAACAACACTCCAGAGAGATTGAAGAGGCGGTTCGCAGAGGAATGTATGAAGGGAAGGCCTACCTGGATATAGCGGAGGACCTCGAGAAAGTCATGGGCGGCTACCTGAACAGGGCCGATGTGATCGCAACCACCGAGAGCACCAGGGCGTTTTCTCTGGGGATCCTGGACGCCGGAATAGAATCGCCTGTCGTTGATGGGTTCCAGCTTATTGCCGTAATGGATAACCGTACCACGTCAATTTGCTCTGAGAGAGACCGCCTGGTCATCCCAAAAGACGATCCGGATCTCCTGGCAGAGAACACTCCACCGCTTCATCCTCGATGCAGGAGTATGCTCGTTCCTCACACAATATACGACCCTAAAGGGAAGCCGCTCTCGAGAGAGGAGATGGAAAGAATGCACAGCCGGTATCCCGAAGCGATTCCCATAAACAGGCAGGTCGATAGAGACGTTGTCAAAGCTCTCATAAGCAGCAGAAACATAACCCCTGCCTTCCCAGTCAACGAAGGCATCTAGAGAATGTGAAGAAAATCAGGAGGCCGACAATGTACTTAATCACAGATGATGAGCCTAATCAGGGTTATTTCAGAATCATTGAAAAGGAAATACTTCGTGACTCAGATATCTTAATCGCCCCGTTTGGTTTTCAGACAATAAATCAGGCCTTTAACTGGCTTAACAACAATTATCACATCTGTTGAGGTGAATACAATGATAGAGAAATATCTTGCAGAAATCGCGAAAACAGGTGGTTTCTGGTACCGGCTCTTACCGTACATGGAGTTCGAAGATCCCAGATACGGGAAGGTCTCACTGACGAAGGAGCTCGCTCAGAAGATCGAGGAGAACTTCAAGAACGGGATTCCGGCGTATGAGCTTTCATTGGACATAGAACACGGGAAAAGCCCAAACCACCCCGGCGCTTACGGAAAGATCTCTAAAGTGGAGGCCAGAGATGACGGCCTCTGGGTCTACTCAGAACCGGACGAAGAGGGCGTGGAACTAATAAAGCGAAAGAAGTTCAAGTACATGAGCGCCACTTACGCTGAGAAATACATGGACAAGAAGACTGGTAAAGATGCTGGGCCAGTCCTCAGGGGAGCTGCCCTCACTAATATGCCGGCGGTACCAGATATGGAGCAGATAGTCTACTTTTCAGAATTTGAAAAAGAGGAGGAAGAAGAAATGGATTTCAAAGATCTCTATGAAAAGTCCCAGAAGGAGCTTACAGACCTTCGGGCGGAAAGAGAAAAGAAAGAGAAGGAACTCTCGGAAACCCTGGCTTCGGTGAACAAGGAACTTTCGGAAACCAAGACGAAGCTCGAGACCCTTGAGAAAGAAAAGAAAGAAGCCGAGGAGAAGCTCTTCTCTGAGAAAGTGAACAACTGGGCAAAGGGCTGGACCGACAAAGGAGTCAAGCCGGCCGTCATCGAGAAGATCAAGCCGGAGCTCAAGAAAGAAGATGACCTCAAGTTCTTCGATGACATTCTCGAGAACACAGAGAAGGTCCCGCTTGGCAAGACAGGAGGCAGCAATGATCCAACCGGTGACGAGCACAAGAAGCTGGCTGACGAAATAGCCGGCAAGACAAACAGAAAGTAAAGGAGTGAAAGAAGATGCCAGAAGGAATCAGCTATCAGGACAGTAGTTTTAAGAAGGTTATATCCCTCTCACACCCTGAAGTCAGGCAGGGCTTCACACTGATTGCGAGTGTAGGAGGAGAGAGCATCGAAGCCGGGGCGATATTCGGGAAGGTTTCTGCAGACGGCACCGTCAGGCCGCTGGGAGTTAGCTACATCACGAAGGCAGAAGCTCTAGCCGCGGACGAATTCGAAGTCGCAGATGCCTCCATCTTCAAGGTCGGTGACTCGGTGAAGATCGGTGGCGGCAGCGCGGTTACGCTCACGGCTGTGGATGTTGCAAACAAGAAGATCTCGATAGCCACTGAAGATGCCCAGACAGCAACCCTCAACGCGGCCGTAGAAATCCAGGACGGTTCCGCAACGGCTTTCGGAGTATTGCTCTCGCCTGTAACAGTAGCCTCTGCTACCCAGCCGGTCGTGCTGCTCATTCACGGGATGGTTTATGCCGAAGCTATAACGAATGTGCTAAGGACGACTCAGCTGGCCACAGCAAAGAGCGAACTCTTCAACAGAATCTGGTTCGTAGAATCCTACTAAGATAAGGAGTGAAGAAGAATGGCAACTATTCCAGACGTCTTTCATTACCGGACGTTAACCGAAGCAATAAAACAGATCAAGCCCGTGCCAAGGCTTCTCTTCGATTTGCTTCTCAAGAGTCCCAGATCGAATCCGCCAAAGTACGCGGCCACCAAGTCGATAGAATTTGACATCAAGAGAGTCGGGCCGATCCTTCCCAGATTCGTGAAAAGAAGCAGCCAGGCACCTGCCAGAAACCTGAAGAACTACACGCACGTGGTGCTCGAACCGCCGACCGTGAAGTTTTACGATGATATTACCTACGACGAGATCTGGACGATGAGAGATGCCGGAGAACCTTTGACACAGGTTCAGATGGACCACCTCACCAACTGGATAGCGGATACCCAGAGGGAACAGAAGGAGTCGGTTATTGCCGCCTGGGAATGGATGCTGGCACAGATCCTTCTCACCGGAAAGGTTACCTATTCCGGGACGGACACGAAGTTCGAGTACGACTTCCAGATGGACAGTTCTTTCATGAGTGAATCGGCCGACTGGTCCGACACGACTTTGAAAGCTCCTCTCACCGATCTCAGGGAGTGGAGGGTTGCAATGTCGAAAGAGACAGGAATCATGCCCACCCTGGCATTTGTGACTCCGGATGTGGCAAAGGTACTCATCGAAAATACCGCGCTCGAGAGGCTTCTGGACAACAGAAGAATCGATGTGGGAACCCTTGTCTATGACTTCCCGTTCATAGGAAACATCCAGGGTCTGAACATCTACGAGTTCAATGAAACAATCGTGAACGACGTGGGATCAGAGGTTAATCTTCATGGAGCTTCCAATCTGTGCATACTCACCACTCCGGAGATGTTCAAACCCTTCTACGCGGCCGCCTTCTCGGAGAACGGTCCTGTTCTAACAGATCTGTATGCTTACTCCGAGAATATAGTGAATCCCGGTGGTAAGAGGGTTTATGCCGAAAGCCACGGAATGCCGGTCATACTTCACGATAAAGGCGTTATCAAGGCTACCATAACAGTGTCATAAGGGCTGATGCCCGATGATAGATGTCGACGAATTCAAGCTATCCTTGCCTGAGACGCTACGCGCGAAGATCGTTGACGATGTACTCGAAGCGGTCGAGGGTTTCCTAATAGATGCGGAAACCCTCGTTTCTTCAATAGACACGTCGGCGAATATACGAAAGAAACTTGCCATACTCTACGCGAAAGCCCAGACCTACGAAAAGCTTTCGATGCTCGAGCTTTCTCAGAACTCTTTCGTTCAGTATTCCCAGCTCGTGGCTCAGATTCAGGCAGAGAAAAGATTGACCATCCAGACGCCCCAAACCTCTCCGGTTCCGGCTTTTGCTATGAAGACAGAGGCTCAGCTATTCACCGATGAAGAGCTGACTAAGTGGTGATTCAATGCAGATAGAAATCAGGACCGAGGAGCTCGATAGGCTCGTGAACCAGTTTCAGAAGAAACTCGGAGATTTGACGCCTGTGATGAGAGACAGCGCAAACATGATGCAATCGTCGGTCCAGCAAAACTTCGGTGAAGGCGGCAGACCGGACAAATGGCCCGATCTTGCCGAAAGCACGAAGAGACGCAAGATCAAGCACAAGGGAACGGCTTATCCGATGCTGGTATTCTCTGTAAACGTGCCTTCTTCAAGAGGAGGGAGAGGCTACCGGACCAAGAAACTCAGGCAGAGTATCCATCCGCGATGGGGGAAAGACTGGGCGAAAGTTGCCACGAACGTAGACTACGCGGTCTATCACCAGGAGGGTTACGGGGTACCAAAAAGGTCGTTCATGGTCTGGCAAACGCAGGATATAAGGAACGTCCAGGATCTCTTCGGGAGGTATTTCAGATGACACAGGATCAGTTGATACATGTAAGGGAGAACATTCTCGATGCTCTGGAGATCTACTTCCAGGAGAACGGGCTAAGGGAATACCTTGGCGTGGCCTCGATAGAGTACGTGCGTCACGCTCCAAAGCTAGATGTGTGGGACCATTACCCCACTGTAGTCATCTCACCATCGTCTTCTCAGCCTCTCCAAGCAGTGGGTATCAGAGATCTCCGGGAATTTCTGGTGGAAGCGACCGCTCTCTTCAAATCCGAATGGTGGGACTGGGAGATTCAGAGACAGCAAGTTCGATTCTCGGGATTCATGCATGCAAAGTTCGCATCTATGAGGTTTCCTGCTCAGGACGGAGCGGTTACGAGGCATTACCTTTGCACTTTTGAAGACGAGA